CCCTGAGTACAACTTGGAGAGCTTTACCATTATCATGAGTTCTCGTTACTTGAAAACTGAATTGAAGGATTTTTTCTTGAATTGAATTAGACCAGCCATATTCTGTATGGCCATTTTCGCCATATTGCGTAGGAGTGATGTTGTCAAGTGCTGTGATGAGTGCTGCCATTATGATACTATATATTATTCCCTAGTCTTTATATTGTTTTCTAATTGTTTTTTTATTACTACTTGATGAAGAACGCAGGTAAATCTTTTTGGTAGACGTATGAGGGTTCGCAACTTTAAGTTCATTAGATTTTTCGTAAAATACAAGTATTAAATCGTTTAAATCATGTAGCATATTTATCGTTTTTTCAAGAGTTATTGCATCTATATTTTTTATTACTTTTAAATAACTTCTCTCTTCGTTGTTTTCTTTATCTTCATTTAAAACATAATTTTTAACCTCTTCTGCATCTAAAGTTATGTTATATTTCAATATAGATAATAAGGAATATCTTCTATCATTATCCGTTATAGACCTTTTAAGTATTTGAAGAATTTCTTCTCTAGAAATATAATTTGGTCTTGACATTAAAAATGATTCCTGCTTTATTTTTTCTATATCATTGGATCTACTAACATATATAAATTTCAAATTAATATAATACAAATCATCTTTATAGAAATCTTGATACAACTCCTCAGTTTTTTCAAAATTATTTATCCAGTCATCTTCTAATTTATTATTATATTCATTGTTATATTCATTGTTATATTCATTGTTATATTCATTATTGTATTCATTATAATAGACATTGTTCATAATATATTATAAAAACTAGATATAATACATTATAATATTTAACTAATTACTAACTAATAATAAGAATCATTATCGGAATTAAAATCTGTATCTGCATCTGCATCTTCCCTTTCTTCGTATAACTCATCCAATTTATCAAAATATTCATAATCATAATTGGGAAATCTATACATTTTTTCCCATGTTTCATAACCCCACATATTTATGTATTCTTCCGTTCTTTTTTTATATAATTCTGCTAAAGCATTTATTATATCTAATCCTATTTCTCGTTCTGATTTCTCTCTAGGTTTTGGGGTTAAAGACGGCTTATATTTTGTAATAATCTTTCCAGTTTTTAAATCTTTTTTTGAAAGAGCCCAACCAGGCTTCAAACTTTCATATTCCAAATCTACTTCCCCTTCTGAATGCTTTAATACATTTGGATTTTTAAAAGTTACCCATTTTAATTTATCTGAGCAATTCATACTAGATTCCAAATTATATTGTTTGTCTGTTGTGTTTATTATTAGATCAGGAAAATTTTCTGGATTCAAATTCTTTAGTTTCTCTTCATTTTCCTTTTCTTTTTCCTTATCTTTTCTCATTTGTTCTTCTTTTAATCTTCTTTCAATTTGCTCTTTGCTATTTCTATTATCAAATGTTCTTCTAGCCCTATCATAAACAGGTTGAGCTCTTTTAAATATATTATCTTCACTAGTAGTTTCTTTTGTATTCTGGTGTTGTTTCTTTGTATTTTGTTTTGTTTCTTTTATTTCATGAGCTAATGCTGCGAAACGAGAATTTGGCTTAAACTTATTACTCATAATTATATTCTTGTGTATAGTGTAGTTGGTTATATAACTATATATGAATATGTATTTAAACTAGTTTTAAATAACATATTTTTTATAGTATAAAAAATAAAGCATTTAAAGACATTACTCTAATACTAATTATCTCCTAATAGCAATCACTTTTATTAGTCACTCATCCTAAAAATTATCAGACACTTTATATATATTTACAGGAGGTCGCATTAGTAGTATTATTTTTATTGTCTAATTAGATAATAAAAAAATTGAATGTATTTATCTCTTTAAAACAAAGAATAATTATTCCATTACATTACAATGTTCAATAGAACTTTTATCAAACCAATATTTCAAACTTCTAAGCTTAATAGAGAGAAATTTGTAACTAGAAAAATGTGTGGTTGTGGAGCTTCATTTTACGGAGGAGGAGGCGGAGGCGGTCCCAACTGGTCCAAAAATATCATTTATATGTTTATTATAGCTTTTAGCTGTAATATTTCTTCAAAACTTATTAAAAATACAAATAGCAAACAAGAGTAAAATTTTTATATAAAAAAATTATATAAAAATAAAAAATATAAATTTCTAAAATTTATTTGCGATAATGTCTTTTTTTGTGACTTCTTCTTCTCTTTGTAAGGCCTTTTCTTCTCTTTGTTAGACTTTTTTTATTACGTCTAGTACGGCGCTTTTTACCGCCTTTTATATAATTTTTGTTATCATACATATCATCATATTTATTATCATTATCAGGCATAAGACTCTTTTTGTAAAACTTATTTTGAATATTCGTATCTATTGGGCTAATATCATTGTAATCTGATTTAGAATAATCATAATCATTTTTCTCCATTATATAATAAATAAATATTTTAAATTTTCTTTAGTATGTTATATTTACTAAATATCATCTACATCAATTTCTTCATTATTTTCATCTGCTGCAAGTGTATTACTTTTTCCTTTTTGCGCTGCCGCAACTTGAGCTTCAATTAACTCTTGATACTCCTGTGTTTTTTCATCCGCAAACTCAATTCCGGCTCCGTCCTCATCACAGTCGTCACCAACGCGAATATTTTTAATATCATAATTAATAAAGGGAGTCCAATTTTCGGTAGTAATATTATTTTTCAGCCTAATTTTATCCGCATCATTATAAACTTCAATTACATCACAGTTTGAAAGCTTACCAGGTGCAGGCTCCTTTTCCCAGTCACGCAACCCAACTAGCAGCCATGTTCCATTTCCAATAAAATTATCACGCTTTCCGCGACCTCTAAATTTCCCTCTGATATGGCAAAGCAAATCAGTGCCTTCTAAAGTTGAAACCTGGCACATTGCGCCGCCATGTACTTTTGTAACTTGTGCATATAACTCTAGTTCATCTTCTGATATTCTCAATGGACTATCCTTTTTTGCAAAATTCTTGCGAGCAAACCCTTTAGCTTTATTACCACCACATGCGTTCTTGACCATTCTTGCTTATAATAATTATCTTCTATATATTTATTTATATTCATTTCAATTTTATTTTATAAAACAAATTGCTAGCCACAATTTTACTCTATAGTTTTAGAAAAGGGTGTATTTGTTTTTATCTCTACCATATATATAATGAAAGGAGTAATGAAAGGTGGCAAAAGAGCGCTTAGTCCATGGAATAAATTTGTTAGTAAGATTTATCATGAAGGTAAAGAAAGTGATTCTGAATACCAATTTAAAGATGCATTAAAAGATGCTAGCAAACGTAAAGGAGAAATGGGAACTCCACTAGCAAGCGGGGTAAGAAAAAGTAAAAAACATATGAAAGCCGCTAGAAAGGGTAAAAAATCAATGGTAGCAGGTACACGTAGACGTAGAAGACATTAAGAGCCTAAATAATATAAAAAAATTTATATAATTTTAAATTATTTAATATTACTTACCTAAAATATCAATTAATATAGACATCTTATTTTGCGATAATTTATTTACAAACGACCAATCTTTTTCATTATTTAAAATCTTTTCAACATTTTCCAGTAAATCTTCCAAACTACTTCTTTTTGAAGGATCAGCCGACATATTTTTAGTTAGTTCTATTATAATTTTGTTTATAAAATTTTGTTTTAGAGAGAAAACCCTTGAAATGTTACCAAAAATATGCAAATACAAAAGACTTAAACTATACACATCCCATTTATCATGATGTTCTAAAATATCGCGAATAATATCGGTTTTCGTTTTATTTATGTATTTTTTCAAGTATTCAATACATCCCACTTTATAAGACTCTTTATAATTTTCTGAAAAAAGGGTTAAAACGCCTACATTTTTTATAAAAACATCGGTTATTTCTTCAATAAATGAATATGAAATGGTTAATATATCGTTTTTAATTAGATAAAATAAAATATGTACTTCTAATGGTTTATGTGTATAGTCATTTAATTTATTTATAATATTTGTTATGTAGGTCTCATTAAGCTTAGAAATTTGCAGACTGCTACTGAAATTTTGAATTATTGGCTTCTCTCCACAATCCAAATTGAAAACAATATTTTGCGGTGATAAATTGAAAAAACATATGTTATTATCATTTAATTGTATCAAACTCTGTAAAAGATATGAAAATGTTTCAATAGTATGTAAAAAGAAAAATTTTGTATTATAAATATTGAGTAAAAAATCGTTAAAACTGACAAATCTTTCATTTTTATACTTAAAGATCAAATACCTGTTTTCATCCGTTAAATTTAGTTTTTCAATTATTTGTTCATTTAATTGACTAATAGTAATAAATTCATAGTCTTCTACAATTGCATAATTATTTGAGTAATAACGTATCTTTTTTATTTTATCACTTATATTTGCCTCATTTATCGTATTAAAACAATAATTCACAAATTTTGTCTTGTATTTTTTACTTTCTTTATTTTGTTCATATTTGTATACTTCTGAATCTAATAAAAAATGTTTATGTATGTTTGTTATTGCGATATTTGTATTCATTTATTTAATAACATACTTTCCTTTAATTTTTTTTACTTATATTTTTACTTATATTTATTTATTGATTAGTAAGAAATACCTATTTTTATAGGTTTTCTTAATTTTATTCTTGATTTCAGTTGAATCTGTAAACCCATTTTTACAGAGTGTACTCACTTCTTCTTTTAACAAATCCTTGTTTTGATTACAAAAATCGTAAAACCCATCAGAAGGCTTATAATTTTCTGTACTGATACGTATCTTAATATCTTCATCCATTGCAGAAAGTAAACTCTTATTTACACCCATGTAATCACGTCTTTTCACTGGTGTCTTTTTTTCAGTGCTCTTCTTTCTAAAATAGTAACGAGCACTCTTAAACATTTTTTCCTCTACATTATCTTGGTAACCTATATTTTTTAATCTACGTGTCTCTTCGTCTACGATTTCATCATTTTCTTGTAGCCAGGTTTTCCAGGCCTCCTTAAAGTCCTTACGATGGTCGTATTGGTGAATCTTTGAAAATTTGAACAATTCGCTTGTGAAATCATCCGTAAATTTGTATCTAAAAATGTTTATGTTTTGATTTATACTTTCATTTATATAACTTTCAGATGATTCATTGTTTTTATTATCAGTCTTCGCGCTTCTCTCGGTGTCTG